AAGATGATTCAACAGAAGATCTTGAGTATACAGAAGCAGAAAAAAAGACTTTGAATAAGCCTTTCCGATTAAAAGGTGGCAAAAAGAAGTATGGCGTTTATGTAAAAAACCCCAAGACTGGTAATGTGATCATGGTCAAGTTTGGTGATCCTAACATGGAGATCAAACGAGATGATCCAGCTCGTCGTCGTAGCTTTAGAGCTAGACATAAATGCGATACAGCAAAAGATAAGACTACTCCTCGTTATTGGAGTTGCAAGTTTTGGTCTAAAAAGCCTGTGAGTAAAATGGTTTCTAATGAGGTCTTAGCTTGGGACGAAGAAGAAGTTTACAGCGAGTGGGTTTGGGATGATGAAGGTTTTGCCGATCATCAAGATTTATTAAATGCTTTTCCTTTCTTGAAGAGCATACAAGAAGTTATTGAAGAGGAAGAGGTTTAGTATATAATGTTACGTGTCTAGCGTAATACTAACATCTTATTTTTCAGAGAAGAAGCATCCCAATAGTTCTTGGGACTCGGATGTCGTCGGTAGAGATCAAGACGGAAGAGTACATAAAAACAGCTTTGATTACATAAGACCTTGGTATGAGTCTGTAAAAAACCTTTGTCTTAAGGGGGTTATTTTTCATGATGGGTTAACGGAGGGGTTCGTAGAAGAATTTTCTACAGACAAAATAAAATTTGTATACTCAGATAGTTCTTCTCAAAACTATTCAAATCTAGATTACAGATGGTTCTGTTATAGAGATTTTCTGAAAGAGAATAAGTTTGAGTCTGTTTTCATTTCAGACTGCTCTGATGTCTCTGTGGTGAAAGACCCTTCTTTACTTTTCAAAGATTATGGTAATTATGATTTTTTTCTATGTAAAGACTCTGAAACTTTTGACACTTTTCCTTATTTTGACATACATAAACAGTATGACTGGCCTGATTACGTAGAAATGCTTTTAAAGAAGAATAGTTTTGATTTGATAAATATGGGTGTTGTCGGAGGATCTTATGAAAATATTATTGACTTCTTAGATAAATACTCAAAAATTAGGCTGGGTATGGAAGATGAGAAATTCTATCAAGCAGACATGTGGGTGGGTAATTATATTTTTAGATGTTTACTTAAAGATAAGTCGCTTCTTATTGGAGAGCCTTTCACTAGTGAATTCAAAAAATATCAAAACGATAGGGAAGACGTTTATTTTATACATAAATAAAAATTATAATCATGACAGATCTTGAAATTATCAACACCTTCAAAGACCGTCATAAAGGAGAGACTTTTATAGCGTTTGGTTCTGGGCCTACTTTGCTAGAATGGCAGGACTCTTTCTGCGAAGGGGCTATAAAGATAGGTTGCAATACTGTATTTAAACATAAACCTGACTTAGATTATTTTTTTATAAAAGACTCAGGCTTTCAAAATAAAAGTCCAAATGGTTATTTTTTATTAAAGGACGAATATGATAATTATCAACCTTCTATTTCTAAATTTTATGGAATATCTAGATTCAATAATCAATATACACCTTTTTCTTTAACTGACCAAGACATTAAAGATGGGAAGGCTATCGGTTTTGACAATTATGGTAAGCTGTTCATAGAATTTCATTCTGTTATATTTTCCTGCTTGCAGTTCGCTGAATTGTGTGGAGCATCAAAAGTTATCGTTGTCGGTTGTGATATAGTTAATAATATCAGGGTTGGGGAATCAGAAGAGCATGATGGATATAAACGAGAGAAACTTTTATTTAGGTGGGAACAGTTTAAACTCGCGCATCCAGATTTGGACATAGAGGCGTTTATGCCTATGGGATTGAAGGCAGTATTAAATGAGTATAAACCTAAATTATTATGAGTGATGCATCAATAATGGGGTTTTTCTGTGATGTCTGCGATACTGTAGAAATTTCTCAAAACTATAAAATTGGAAATTATAACACTATAGAGGGGCGTGTTAGTATTGGTAAAAATGTGAAAATAGGTAACGGAAATACAATTTCTGGCGATATCCAGATAGGCGATAATTGTATTATCGGTAATAATGTTTCAATCGTTGGAAACGTAAAAATTGGAGATTCTAATCATATTTTTTCAAATGTCTGCATAGGTTATGAAGCCCAGCATTTAGCAAAAATTGAAGTTGATACCCTTAGATCTATCATTATAGGGAATCAGAATACATTTAGAGAAAATTGCACGGTACATATGCCTCATGAAGATAATAGTTTAACTACTATTGGCCATAATAGTTTATTTATGGTTAACTCTCATATCTCCCACGATACTAATATTGGTGATAGTGTAGTTATTTGTAATAATGTTGCGATAGGTGGCCACAGCCAAGTTGGAGATTTCGCTTGTATAGGATTGAATTCAAGCGTCCATCAATTTTGTAAAATTGGTCAATACTCAATGATTGGTATGGGTTCAGCAATAACCAAAGATGTTTTGCCGTTTTATCTCATAAGTCATACAAACGGAATAAAAACTTCAGTTAATGTGGTAGGCATAAAAAGAAATTATAAAGGTGACATCTCTATTAAAGAAATTAAAAAAACTAAAAAATATATAAGTGATAATAGAACTGTTTGTAAATCCACGGATAATAAAGAACTGCAGTCTATTTTATCTAATTTTACGTCTGCTTCAAAGAGTATTTATTACTAACAGTTAACAATGAACTACATCGCTGTTTTATTCAAGCCCCCGAAAAGCTTTAGGGATTTTGGGGCTGGATATTCCCCTGAATGGGTTAATAAATTATATAGAAATTTAAAAAAATGGTCTCCAGAGGCTACCTTAACTGTCATTACAGATTTTGAAAAAGGATTTTTACCTGAAGTGATAATATCTCCATTTGTTCTAGAAGACTCTGGGTGGGCGAGATTGATGGAGATGTATAGACCTGATTTAGTTGGGGAGAGGTCTATCCTTATAGGTTTAGATAATATATTCGTAGGGGATTTATCAGATATAGAAGAGTGTGATGATGAAATAATTTTACCTAGAGACCCATTTTATCCTCAACACTTTTGTAACGCTGTGGTTTCTATAGGTGGGAAGTATTCTAATAAATTGTGGAATCGGTGGTTAGAAACTAGGCGGATAGACATGGATAACCAAAAATATAAATTAGATGGACAGTGGTCTGAAATGTTTTGGTTGAGAGATCAAATCAAACAAGCTTCATATTGGGACGATTTGTTGCCTAGTAAAATAGTCAGCTACAAAGTTCAATGTAAAAGAGGTGTACCAGATAAAAAAAATAGTATAGTGTATTTTCATGGGAACCCAAAACAGCACGATTTACTGGACAGAGATTGGGTTAAAAACAATTGGTTTTAAAATATGAAAAAAGTAATAATTACAGGAGTGACAGGTCAAGACGGCAGCTTTATGGCTGACTATCTATTAGAAAATACAGAACATGTTGTTGTCGCTGGCGTCCGTAGATTAAGCGTTAAGAATCACGTTAACATTCAGCACCTCATAAATCATCCTAGATTTAGGCTGATAGACCTTGATGTAGCTGATCAAGCTAATACTGAACTAGTGGTTTCTGAAGAAAAGCCTGATTACTTTATCAATTTTGCGGCAAATTCTTTCGTGGGCGTGAGCTGGAAGATGCCAGTCAACCATATGGAGACTAACGCAATGGCTGTTTTATATCAGCTTGAGGCTATTCGTAAACACTGTCCCAACTGCAGATATTACAATGCTGGATCTTCAGAGGAGTTTGGAGATGTTTTATATTCCCCTCAATCAGAACTCCATCCTATACGCCCAAGAAGCCCATACGGGGTTTCTAAGGCTAGTGCGAGGCATATGGTGAAAGTCTGGAGAGAGTCATATGATTTATTTGCTATCCAAGGCTGGCTATTCAACCACGAAGGAACTCGTCGTGGAGAAGAATTTGTCACTCGGAAGATAACTAAGAATGTCGCTAGAATTAAGAATGAGTATGTATTAGATAATTTCAAACCTCTTGAACTAGGTAATGTAGACGCTAAGAGAGATTGGAGTGACTCGGAAGATTTTGTAGAGGGTATTTGGCTTATGCTCAATCAAGAGGAGCCTAGAGAATACGTTTTGTCTTCTAATGAGACTCATACCATTAGGGAGTTTGTGGAACAAGCTTTCAACTTCGCTGGATTTGCTCTTGAAAAATGTCAATGGGTTGGCGATGGAGTAGATGAAAAATACATTCATGATGGGAAGATTTTATTGCAGATAAACCCAGATTTTTATCGTCCTGCTGAAGTCGAATTGCTTTGGGGAGACTCTTCAGAAGCTCGTAGATTTCTTAAGTGGAAGCCAAAAACAAATTTTATTGGCTTGGTAAGAAAAATGGTTGTCAATGATTTGAACTTGTATTAAACTCCCTCTATGGCAGTAGGAGAAAAGCAATGTCCAGATTGTGGCGCTGTAGTTGGATCAAGGGCTAAAAAATGTAAGTGCGGCCATTTCTTTAAAGCTAAGAAGAAGCCTAAAGTAAAAATTAGCAAAATAGATATCTTAGAAAGGCTAGTTATTGATCCTGAATCTGGTAAGAGGGTTTTTTACAAAGCTCAAATGAAGCATTTGAATGTTTTGTGTGAGAGATACTCTCTAGAGTTTATGAATGTGGTTAATTTCCATAAGAAGTTTGACTCCTTAACTTACCTAGTCAGTCCTAAGTTGAAAAAAGCACTTGACAAGAAGTTCAGAGCTTTTAATTATGTGGTTGACAAATCTAGGTATCCAGAGTATATTTTAGGTGAGAAATCTGGAGAGGATTTCGTTCCTGTCAAAAAGAAGAAAACATTAAAAGATTTTTTAGATGAGTAAAGAACAGAATCCAAATACAATGCTTAAGGGTTTCCTTAAGGAAACTAAAGAAGATCATTATAACTTTGAGGAGGAGATTAATTACAAGGTCTCAAGCGGTTCTTTAGAATTTGACTTGCAGTTGGGCGGAGGTTTCGGACCCGGACTACATAGATTTGTGGGCATGAACGAAGGGGGTAAAACTTCTGAATCATTGGAGGTGATGAGGAACTTTTTAAAGATGCCGGGGACGCGAGGCGTTTTTATTAAAGCTGAAGGGAGGCTCTCTCCAGAGATGAAGGAGCGTTCTGGTATTAATTTCGTGTTTAGTGCTGACGAGTGGGTTGACGGCACTTGTTTTGTTTTCGAGTCCAACATTTATGAGATCGTGGTAGATCTAATGAGGAGGTTGGTTCAGTTTAATGATGACAAAGCTAAGTATTGTTTCGTCCTTGATTCTGTAGATGGATTAATCCCTAAGAATGACGTGGGTAAGAATTTTGAGGATTCTACTAAAGTTGCTGGGGGAGCTGTAATTGCTGGCGTCTTCATGAAGAAAATGTCCATAGCTCTGCAAAAAAGAGGTCATATGGCTATTTTTATCTCTCAAGTAAGAGCGGATATAAAGCTAGATCCGTATACGAAAGCTCCAGTAAGACAGACTACAGCTACAGGAGGTAACGCTTTACTTCACTTTGCTAATTGGATTATTCAATTTGAGCCTCGCTATAATGGGGACGCTATTTTACGGAATGCATCAGTGAAGAAGATGGATTCTAAGACTAACCCTCCTATAGGTCATTTCGCTAAAGTCACTGTTAAAAAATCTCCCAACGAAAAGACAAACACCTCTATTAGCTATCCTATTAGATACGGGCAAAAAGGAGGTAAGTCGATATGGATTGAAAAAGAAATAGTAGACCTGCTCTTGGCTTGGGAGTTCGTTAAGAAGAGCGGGGCTTGGTTGAGTATCACAGAAGATTTCAAAGAGGTTCTACAGGATACGGATTTTGATTTACCAGAGAAAATTCAAGGCGAAAATAATTTATTTAAGCTCATAGAAGGTAATGAAGGCTTTTGTGAATTCCTTGTCTCTTATTTTAAGAACGCTATTGAGGAGTTAGGTTAAGACTTAATGAAGTTCTACACTGTAGACGGCAAACTCCGTAATTTAAAAAACCCTAAAAAATATCGCATAGATTGGGAAGGCTCCAGCAGGAGTAAATTCCAAAAAGGTGTAAAGGATTTCTTAAGGAATTATTGGCACTTGGATATAGTATTTGAGGAGTTTAGGATAGTCGGCAGTCGTTTGTCTCTAGATTTTTATAACGCCAATAAAAGGATAGCTATAGAGGTTCAAGGGGCGCAACATACGAAGTATGTGAAACACTTTCACAAGAATAAGCTTAAATATTTAGATCAATTAAAAAGGGATCAAAAAAAGCTGGACTTCTGTGAAATGAACGATATAAATCTAGTTGAGATCTACCCAAACGATGATGTTACGACATCGTTTTTCGAGGACAGAGATATTTACTTATGAATGAGCAAGATAATTTATTTTCTATTCCAGAAGGTTTAGTAGAGAAGATATACGAAATTTCTGGAGATTCGGAACGTTACAAGGGTCTTATCATGGTTGTGGCGAATGAATCTGGAGAGCCAGTCATATATACCAAGTTCGATTCTGTGATTATGGAGCTTGGCTTGCAGCAAGCTTTAGAGGACTACTTGATAAAATCTAAATCTGATCAGGGGGTTGACAAATGATTTATAGCTATGAATTGGAGAAGCAGTTGTTAGCTGGGCTTCTAAAAGATCCTCAGTCTTTGATTGAAATATCCAACTTTATAAGTCATAAGGATTTTTACTCAGAGGGTTCCCCTTTGCATTCTACTATCT